GTGAAGGAAGCTAAACGCTGGGTAAACAGTTTACTCAATCCTTATTTATTTAATCAAGCAGATATGCGGAATGAATCCCATATAAAACTACTAAAACTTTTAGGTTTTACTTTTGTCAACTATCATGTCTACAACAATGTCCCTCTTATAACATTTATTAAACCATGTGTACAACCTTAGCCTTTAGTATAGGGTTAGGTGCAGCTAAGGCTGTAAGTGGTATTGCTGAACAGAACAGAGCACATCGAGCTCAAGTCGATGCTGTTAACCGTTCTAATGCGATGGCAAGGCAAAAATATATTAATGATATAACAATATCAGCATATAATGACCAACGCAAAGGGGAAGTATTTACTGCACAATTACAGGCCGATGCAGCATCTAGATCTGCATACTATAGACAAAAAAATATAAATCAAATAGAGGCTAACAGAGCTTCTGAGGCTAATCAAGCAGAGTTACGAGAAAAAGTAAACAAAACAATGTTTGAAAGTCAAACTAATTTAGCAAAAGCAATTCAAGCTCAAGGGTCAATATTAGCGAGTGGACAGCAATCTGGTCAATCTATGATGTTGACTTTAGATCAAGCTGAGAGAGAGTTTGGATTTGCACAAGCACAACTAGATGCTACAGTGTATGATGCTACTAGGGCATACGGTATTAAACAGTTTGGTATTGACTTAGATCAATATGGATCTAATGTTACCGCCTTTAACAATATTACTACAACTGCAGCAGTTGCTCCATCCGCATCGTTTAAGACGATAAGACCAATAAAACAAGCAGCTCCAAGCAAACCCTCCATACTTGGCCCTATACTTGGTGGTATAAGTACTACCTTGTCAGCAGGAAAAGCCATAGGTGGAGACAAGTTTTGGCAAGACACATTTTCAAGTTAATAAAAAATGTCATACACACCCAGTACAAAAGCAACGGGTTTCAGAAACAGATCAGTACCTGATGTGTCTACGGACATAGCTAAAACAGCTAAGGCACTAGATCGTAGAAGAGCCCAAGATGTTGCGGAGTTCCAAAGGCAAGCCAGTGGACAAATGGCTGAGTTACAAAGACAAGACTCTATAATGAGTCGTAACGACCAGTACGAACTACAAAACCTTAGACAATTTAGTAACACACTAAACGAGTTTTTAGATACCTCTGCAAAGACTATAGGTAAGGCATATATTGATGAGAAACGCAGACAAGGTACTGAAAAAGCTCGTAAATATATAGCAGGTGATCCAGAAACTGTTGCAGAAATTGATGGAACTCAAGCACAACTAGATGAGATTGAAGCTAAAATAGCTGAACAAAAAGAAAAAGCTATTGCAACCAGTCAAAAGTTTTTAGAAGATGAAGTTAGATTAAATCTAAAACAAAAACTACAAGCACTAAACATAAGAAAACTCGGTTCCAATGTAGCCTATGGTTTTATGAAAGGAACCTTTAACGAGGCTGCATTAGGATACAGACCATATCTAGAAGCCCAACTAAGTTCTAGTGAAGAACCATTAACTTTTCCAGAGGAGTTAGGTGGTGAAACTATAAGGATAAAAGATTATAGAACACTTACTAATCCAGATCAAAAGCGTTATGTTGAGGATCAAGTAGAAGATCGTTATTTAGAAGAAAACAACCCTTATAATGCAAAAGAAAGTATTGTATATAGATACCTAACTAAGTCTGTTGTAAAGACAACTGATGATTATAGAGAAGAGCAGTTTCAAAAAGAAAAGAAAGCTCAAGGTGCTGAAGAGATATTAGATAGAAGAACTACTTTATTTTCTGCAGCTAAAAACTTTGACTTTGATGAAACCAAAGATTATGGTACTATTGTTGATGGTGAAGAGGTTAAGTTAGAAGGCGGTGCAAAGACTGTTAAAAGCACAATCCAGGAAATGTTAGACCTAGGTGCATATAGTCACAGTCTAAACAGTCCTAACGGTGCAAGAAACTTACAAAATAGAGAACAGATAATAAAAGATATAACCACTTTTTTAGAAACTGCAGATGCAGATTCAAGGCAAGAAATAGTACAATTTTTGCGAGATCAAAGAGTTGGTAAGTTTTTTATGAGAGGTCAAGGTACAAAAACATTAGAGGAGCATTTTGTTGGTGATCTAGATTTAGATATAATCTTAGCAAATGCAGACAATAAAGATGTACAAAGAGCCACTCAAGAACAAAAAGCATTAAAGTTAAGATTCAACAATGGTGTAAAAGAACTAAAAAACTTATATCATAATGGCAATGAAGATGGCTCAGACTTTTCTTTAAACGATTACAGAAACGGTTTAGAAGAGTTTATGGCAGCTAATAATAATTTTCAAAATCTTGATAATATAGAAACTTTACTAGAACAAGCTAAAGATTGGACACCAGAGGTATTAAATAAACAAGCATCATTAAAATTTTATGCAGATATTTATGATACTGATGGTGAGGTTACTAGAGAACAGTGGAATAAGATGCACCCAGATGTCAAACAAATGGTTAAGGATAATAAGCATTTGGTAGAAGAGCCATTTGGTTTTAATGAGCAAGGGTTTGTTGAGGCTGTAAAAGCAGCAAACGAGCGTGTAGAAAAACATCTAAAAGATATAGGTGGTGCAAATAAAACTACAGCTGATTTTGTTACTAACAGTATTGATGATGCAATTAAATTTGCTGAGTCTGATGTAATGGCTAGAGCAAAAGAGGCTTTTAAAACTGGACGATTTGCTACAAAAGCTCAGGCTTATGAAGCTGTTGCACAACAAATGATTGATGAATATGAAGCTAAGAAAAACGATCCAAACTATAGATATTACTTTCATTTAGAAAAAGGTTTTATTAATACTAAACCTTCGTCTACAACTAGAGCTGACTTATTGTTAAGTGAAGGTATTATAGCTAGAGATAATTTAGAAGCTAAAATTAAATACAGTAATGCTGATGCTATTGCTACTGATAAATTACTAAGCGAGATAAACCTTAAACCACAAATAAATAAAAAAGGTGTAGTTGTAGGATTTAACAGTCAAATAAGTCAACTACAAAAACTAGATACACTTGGTAGAACTAAATTTGAAATACATAACTTACAGGCAAAAGCAAATGGACGTGAAGATCTAGTCATAGATATATCACAACTTACCCCAGCACAACAACTTATACAGCAAAATTTAGAAGAAAAATATAAGCATCTACGTGCAGCTTTTAACTCTGACAGTAAGTTAGAGAAAGAAAATGCATTAGATGAAATGGGTGTTATATCTACAGCGTTTTTAGGTAATGCTTTAGTAGATGTAGATATAAACGATAAAGATTTGTCTAATATTTTACAAAGCCAAAATGTTACTATGGAACAGTATACAACTGATCCAGACATTCGTACAAAGGTAAATAGTAAACATCTAAATGATTTGATACAGACTGCTGTAGCTCAAACTGATAACAAGAATCAAGCTATACTAATGGTAGCTCATGCTTACAGAAATGGTAAGGATATGATGAGCGGTTATAAGTTAATGATGCAAGCTGGTAGTTTGACAGATAACATACAAGATGATAAAGATTTTGCGTTTGGTGTACTAAATAGTTACTATTCTGGAGATACTACTAAACTTGATGGTGGCTTTCCTAGAATTAGTATAGCTGCTAACACTAGCACTAAATCAACACTAAACAAAGTTATTAAAAACTCTGGTGCAGGTACTACTGAAAATTTAACACAACAACTAGCTACTTTGACTTCTTTAGAGCCAGAAGATCAGTATGTAGAAGTAGAAAGTGGTATGGGTACACTAACAATACAAAACCCAGACTATGTTAAGTGGCAGAAAAATAAAACTATACTTGAACAAAAAATTGCAGGTTCAAAAATACTATCTGACAAACACAAGAGTTGGGATGGTACAAATTGGAAACCTAGTCAGTCTGAGTTTGAAGATGTTAAACTTATGATTAGATCTCAGCATTTTTCAGAAGGTAAAGTAGCTGGTTCTGTTAATGACCCATACTTAAAATTAGTAGAAAAATTTAAGAAAACATCTGGTTTTAGCCAAGAAGGTATGACATTTATGTCGTACATAAACCCACTTGATAGGAGAAATAGTAGAATTGAAGCAAAAAATCTACAAAACTTTTACAACTTTCTTAGGAAGGAGTTACAACAATGAGTGAAGAATTAAACTTAAATCAAAATCCCATTGATGTATCTAGTTTTAACGAGTTAGAAGAAGATCAAGCGGGATGGGAAGCAGCTGCTGAACAGGCAAGAACTATAGTAGAAGCTGAACAGGCACAAGAAGATGCCATGAAAGCACAGGCAACAGAGCAAGCTAAAGAACAAGGTTTTATAGCAAACAACCCAATACAAGCAGTTCAAGAAGTTGGATCTGCTATAGTAGGTGGTGGTATTGATGCTGTTGAAAGTGTAGGCGGTCTTTTTAAACTTAGTGGAGACACAATACAAACAGGTATAAATGCTTTGTATGGTGTACAAGATGACCAAAACAACCCTTTTCATAAAGACTATGAAGGTAGTGCTGTAGATATTATACCTGACCAACTAACGCCAGAGAACAGATCTGGACTAGGTAAACTAACTAGAGGTCTAGTAGAGTTTGGACTATTATCTTGGGCTACAGCTGGTACAGGTGGTGCAACTGCTGTAGGAGCAAAAGCTGCTAAATTAGGTAGCTACGGCGGTAGATTTGGTAAAGCATTAGGACTTGCAAAACCTAGTGGTAAGTTTGTTACGTTTATAGGTAAAGGTAAAAAACCACTTGGTAAATTAGCAAAGATTACATCTGAGGGTGCTGTTGCAGATTTTATAACACAAAGTTCTGAAATGGGTAACATAGCAAACCTTGTAGATGAACATGCCCCTTTTTTACCTTTTAGTGAAGCATTATCTATTAAAGAAGATGACAACCCTTGGTTAGCTAGAATTAAAACTACAGCTGCAGGTGGTGTTACTAACATTGTAGGTCACTACTTAATAGGGCTTGTAAAAGGCATGAGAGTGGCTAAGAAGGCTGTAAAAGCAGGTGACACTGTAGAACAAGCAAACATAAAGGCAAATAAAGAACTAAACAAAACTGTTAAGGAAGGTATCAAAGAAGAAACCATAACTAACAAAGAAAGAGCTGATTACGAGTTTGCACAAGGTAATGGTATACGTGACCAAAGAGATTACTTTGATGAATACCTACAAACTCATCTAGATGAAGATGATTACAAAGAACTACAGAAATTATTTGCTGGTAAAAAGATAAGGACTAAAATTGACACAAGAGGTCGAGGTACATACTATCATGGTACACGAGAACAGTTTACTTTAGATAAAGATTACAATTCTTTAGAACAAGGTAAACAAGTTGGTATTTATGGTGATGGTCTGTATACAACTGAAGATTTTACTACAGCTAGAAAATATACAAGAAAAGGTCGTAAGAAAGGTGACAAATCTAAACCTATAGTGTATAGAGGTGCAGAAAAGGAACCAGTAAAATTCATAGATTTAGATAAGCCTATGGATTCTGATGCAAAGGCTTTTATTGAAGATTATATTAATAGAGAACCACAAATAGGCCCAATATCTGGCGAACCTGTGTATTCAGCTTTTGAATCTGCAGTTAAAGAAGCATATGATAATTTAGATGATGATGCTACTTTAGCTGAGTTTTTTGATGAAATACGCCATGTAATAGATGACAACAATTATTATGAGGATGGAGTAACTTGGGACGGTATAAATGAGTGGTTTATAGACCCATTTAGAAACAGGTTTAGAGAGTTAGGTTTTGGTGGTTTTACACATGAAGGTGGTTACAAGGCTGGTAAAGGTAAACGTCTACATCAAGTACGTATATACTGGGATCCTGCTAACCAACTTGACTTATCTAAAGCAGACCCAACTGCAGCTGAGATAGAAGATTACATAGCTTTTGCTAAAAAAATTGGAGCATCTAAAGGTGATACTTGGGATAACAACTTAGGTAAAAGTAGTAAACAAGACATGTTAGATAGGTTTCGTAAACCAGATCCTACTAATAACCCAGAGAAGTTTGATGACTCTGCTAGAGCCACAACTACGATGGACACAAATGTAAATAATGCTGCAAAAAATTTAAGTGAAGCTAATACCTACCGTAAGGTTGGTGGTAGACCAGTAAGTTCTAGTAACATTGTTACTGAGACTGCACTAAGGGAAATGTCAAATGGTGATAAAAATATACGTCAATATATACTAGAAATAGTAGAAAATATATCAGAAAAAGCATTTCAAGACATTGATAACGCTATGCCTTATGCAGAGGTCAAAGCTACAATTATCAAACAGATGCAAGAGATATATGGTATGTTAGCAAAAGATGATGGTGTAGATCAGCTTAAAAACTTGTTTGATAATCCAGAGGCTAGAAACTATATACATTGGGTACATGATGGAAATAAAGTAGTTACTGGTACTGGTACACAGAAAGCTGCTCTTGGTTTAGTTGTACAAACTTTAGCTAAACAACTATCTGAAATATCAGCAGGTACACTCCAACTACCTAAGCGTGTAAACAAACAACGACAGATTCAAATGATTCTTGATAGGATGGAAGTAGCCTTGATAGAACATAAGAAGATCGGTTGGATGACAGGTAACGAACTAGCTGTACAAAAAGGATTACAGATGGATGGTGCTGCACGAAAAAGAGTTAATAGAAACTTAACACGTATAGAATCATCAGTAAAAAAATACCGTAAAAATTTAGATGAGTTAGCTAAGGATACTAATAATCCAGATAAGCTAAATGATTTGATTGAGTTATATGCTGCCTCTGATGGTGCAATAAATACACTTGAACATATTAATGATTATCTACAGTTTAGATTTGGTAGTTTGATTGGTGGTAACATACAAGGTAACAGAATAGCACCTAGATTATACACAGAACTAACCTCTGTATACTACAATTCTATTCTTAGTAGTCTAAAAACACCAATTAGAGCCGTACTTGGTACAAACTTTATAACAGTATTAAGACCTTGGACAGCTTATATTGGAGCTAGAATTACAGGTGACAGAAAAACTGCTGCTATTGCTGCAGCTGGTATAGATGCTATAGGTAAAGCCTATGCAGAAGGTCTACAGATGTTTATACATAACTACAAAGTAGGTATGAACAGAGGTAAACAGAGTTATGTAGGTAGATTTGACCAAGCACAAGATATAGCACAGCTACAGAAACAAAAAAGATTAGTAGATAAGTATGGTACTGATGTACAAAAAAATACATACGGATTCTTAACTACTGTTGCAGATTTCAACACCAACCCATTTGTAAGATTTAGCCAAAACGTAATGGGTGCTGGAGATGCTATGGCACGTACAGTTATTGGTAGATTTGAAATGCGTATGAGAGCTGCTCAACGTGGTATAGAACAAGGTATAGATATAAAAGATCTAACTGAGTATGCAGCAAGGACAGAAAACGATTTTAGATCACTTATATTTAAAGAAAAAGATGGTAAATTTGTTATTAGTGACGAAGCAGCTCAATTAGCTGGTAACGAAGCTACATTAACCTCAGCTTTACCTGATAGTCTTAGAATATTTGAGTCTTTAAACAAAGTCCCTGGTGGTTTATTTTTCTTTCCATTTGTACGTACTGGTTATAATGCCCTACGACTTAGCTGGGCTCATACACCTCTAGAAATATTTACTAAAAAGTGGACAGATATTATGTCCTCTAAGCCTGATTTTGATGTTTTAGCTGAATATGGTATAACTAAAGGTAATTTAGCACAAGAACAGGCTATAATGAAGGGTAGATTAGCTATGGGTACTACCCTAATAGGAGCTGCTACAGCTGCAGCCTACGCTGGTCAACTATATGGTGACTTACCATTTGACAAGGAGACTAGGGATCTTTGGAGAATCAACGGTATACAGCCAAACTCTATCAAAGTAAGTGTAGGTGGACGTGATGTTTACGTATCTTACAGAGATTTAGAGCCATTTAACACATTATTAGCTGCTACTGCTAACCTTGTAAACTACCAACACGTTTTAGGTACAGATTACAGGGATGAAACAGCAGAAAAGCTAGTATGGATGGCTACAGCTACATTTGTAGATAAATCTATGTTAGCTGGTGTAGAAGATCTAGCTATATTGCTAAATGCAGACTCTGCAGGTGGTCAAGTACAGAATATACTAACAAGAGGTTTACGAACACTATTTCCAGGATATGGTCTTTTAGGTCAGCTTGGTGATATTGTTGATGCAAACGAGAAAGAAGCTAATACATTTTTAGAAAACTTTAGAAAACGTGATCTAATCTTTAAATCAACTATACCTCCTAAGTATGACATACTAGCTAAGGATAGGTCTGGTAAAAGATACCAGCCTCCTGTAGGTAGTCCACTTTGGCGTATATTTAATGCGTTTAGTCCCGTAACTATATCAGCACCTGACGGTGATTTTGTAAAAGAAGGTTTGTTAGAGATGAACTTTAACTTACCTGAGATTATGGATACATACAAAGGTGTAAAACTTACATCTATAGAAAAGTCAGAGCTATCTAAATACATGTCTATGGGGCCACTAAGGTCTAGATTAGAAGCTATTATGGGTGATAAAAATGGTTTATGGGCTAGAGGATTAGCAGATTATAAAAACAGAGGTTTACGTCAAACTGACTTTAAACTATATGAGCAAAAATTCTATAGAGTTATTGCAGAAGAGTTCAGAAGAGCTAAGAAATTAGCATGGGAAGAACTACGTAGAAGTAATCCACAGTTAGATGCTAAATTTAGAGCAAGAACCTTACAGAAAGGTATAGGTCAATCAGGAAATTACGAAGCAATACAAAACTTAATAAATTTACCAAAATAACATTGATTATCAATGGCAGTTACAACTAAAAAAACTTTCGCTGCCACGACTAATGCAACTACAACTGTATTTAGTCCTGTCAGCATACAACTTCATAACCAAGATGATCTAGATGTTTATGTCACATTGTCGGGTGGTACTAGAGTATTACAGCTACGCCAGTCTACTGGTAGTACTGCAACTTCTAGTCACCCACAGGTGAACAACACAGACGGATTATACTTCCCTGCAGTTACAGCAGGTACAACTTTATATAACTACCAACTTTCCACTGATAACAATACCATTACATTTAACTCTGCACTACCGCAAGGTGCAGTAGTTTTTTGTGAACGTAGAACAAGAGACGCTAGTGGCACATATACAAATTTTGCTAGTGGCAGTACTATAAGAGCTAGAGATCTTAATGACTCATCTGAACAATCAAACTTTACTGCACAAGATGCTAGAAACAAAGCATTAGAAATAGAAGGAGCACTGTTTAATGGAGGTGCTATAACATCTAATTTTGTTACATCAGAAAAAATAATAGATGGTTCTATTCTTGATGCCGATATAAATGCAAATGCAAATATACAAGGTTCTAAATTAGCTAATGATTCTGTAACTTTAGATAAATTAGGTAGTGGTACTCTTCCTAGTGACATTACAGTAGACGCTAATAATATACCAACTGGTACATTTGATGGTAGATACTATACAGAAACTGAATTAGATGGAGGTCAACTAGATAACAGATATTATACAGAAACAGAACTAGATGCAGGTCAGTTAGATAATAGATACTATACAGAAACAGAGCTAGATGCTGGACAACTGGATACTAGGTATTTTACAGAAACTGAACTTACTTCTGGTGGTGCTCTTGATAGTAGATACTACACAGAAACAGAACTAGATGCAGGTGCTCTTGATAGTAGATACCTTAGTGAAACACAGGCAGATGCTAGATATTTTAATATATCTACTGGAGACACTATTAAAGATGGTGATGTATTTCCAGACAACGATACAACGATTGCTACAACAGCAGCTATCAATGACAGAATTATTGATTTAATTGACGATGTTGGTGGTTTTGTACCGATAGCAAACGAAACAAGTTTTCCTACAGCAAACCCAGATGCAAACAACGGTGCTGGTACTATTGTTTCTGTTAAAACAGCATCAACTACTTTAACTCCAAGTGGTACTACAGTTACTATTACTAATGGTGCTGGGACTGGTAATACAGTTACAATTACAGGAGTAACAAGTGCTATACCTCAAGACTTTGGGTTTTTAGTAGAAACAACTACTACATTACATACATATACTTTTCATAGATTAGTACCAAAAGCAACAGAAATTACAACTGTAGCAAGCAATATATCAGCTATAAATACAGCTAATACTAACGCTTCTGATATTAGTACAACAGCAAATGATATTGCTAATATAAATACTGTTGCAGGTAATATTACAAATGTAAATACTGTTGGTACAAATATTGTAAATGTAAATGCTGTAGCTAATTCTTTAGGAGCTGCACAAACATTTACTGTGACTGTATCAGGTGGTGTTTTTTATATAAATGGTACAGCTAACCCTTCTTTAACTTTAACTAGAGGTTTTACTTACACATTTGACCAATCTGATAGTACTAACAATAATCATCCACTAGCATTTAGAGATAGTAGTAATGCTTCATATACCACAGGTGTAACAGTAAATGGAACAGCAGGTCAATCTGGATCTACAGTAGTTTTTGCTGTACCATCAAATGCACCAAGCTCGTTGTTATATTACTGTACTCAACATGGTAATAGTATGGGTAACACCATATCAATTATTAATGACAATATAGGTATAGTTGCAGGTAATATTGGAAACATTAATACTACTGCTGGTGATATATCAAATGTAAATGCCGTAGGTGGATCTATAGCAAACGTAAACACAGTTGCAAGTAATCTTGGTACTGTTAATGACTTTGCAGCAAGATATAGCTCAGGTGCAAGTAACCCAACTACTAATTTAGATACGGGAGACTTATTCTTTAACACTACTGCTAACGAGTTAAAAGTTTATAACGGTACTTCTTGGCAAGGTGGTGTTACAGCACAAGGAAGTCTTTACAATGATAACAGTGTTGATACACATTTAAATCAAAATAATCCTACTTCGGGTTATGTGCTTAGTTGGAATGGTTCGGATTATGCATGGGTAGCTAGTACAGATACAACTTACAGTGCTGGGTCGGGTTTAACACTGACTGGTACTACATTTTCTGTTGATACTCTTAACCAAGATACTACGGGTACTTCTGGAGGTTTTACAGCTGGTGATGCTTCAAATTTAAATGCTGGTACAATACCAGACGCAAGATTTCCAGCCACACTTCCAGCAACCAGTGGGGCAAATTTATCAAATTTAAATGCAGCTAATTTAAGCTCTGGAATTATTCCAGATGCAAGATTTCCTGCAACACTTCCAGCAATTAGTGGAGCTAACTTAACAAATCTTCCTTCCAGTGGTGGTGGTTTTGTTGGTGGTGGTACTGACCAATTATTTATCGAGTCAGATAATGTAATGAACACAGATTTTACAACAGGAACAAATAAAAATTATATTAATCTTCTTCCATTATCAATTAATGCTACATTAACTGTATCAAGTGGAAGTAATATGACATTTGTATCGGTTTAGAGCTATGTTACCTAAATTATATTATCTTCTGTCCTTAACAGAATTAACAGGCTCTAATAATGAAAAGTTATTTATTGAAGCAGATAATCAAGTTAATAATAACTTTACTACAACACCAAATAACAATTATCTTGCAATTAGTCCAATTAGTATTCCATCAGGTTCGGTTTTAACTGTAACCGATGGAGCTATTATAGACTTTTTTTAAACAATATTATTATGTCAAAATTAAACGTAAATGAACTTGAAGCTAATGGAACTAATAGCAATTTAGAAGTTGTTACTAAGGGTACTGGTGGAGTATGTGAAATCAAAGGTGTAACTAATGATGGTACTTTACAATTAAATCCTTCTGCTCAAAACTATGGCATCAAGTTAAAACCTCCAGCTGACAGTACTGGTCAAAATTATACACTGTCTTTACCTGATAACCAAATGGCAGCAGGTAAACTAATTAAAGTAAAAAGCCTAACTGGAAGTGGGACTACTGCTGAAGCTCAACTTGAGTTTACCGATACTCCACCTTCTACTTATACAAACTTACAAGCTCCCAATATAAATAATGGAGTTTTTAATACTGCTAGAATAGGTAACATCCCAGCTACTTCGGGAGGTGGTTTAAAATTAATAAATAAAACCGAAATTGCTTCTGGACAATCAACAAGTGACATTTCTTTTACAGGACTTGAAGATAATGCTCACTATTTAATACTAGCTAAAGATATTAAACTAGCTAGTAACTCAAGTTATATTACTGGAACATTTTTAAATGCAGATGGTACTACATTAACAGATGCTCAAAATAACGGAACACAATATACAATGTGGACTAAAAGAAGAAGTATCTATGGATATAACTCATATTCTATTGGATCATCAACGGAATTTCCAATTGAAGGAGAGTATGCAGTTAATAGATATACATTTACAGCTGACCTTTTTACAGGTGCTGATTATGTTTATTTATTTTTAAGAGGGAATCACATTGCAAGAGATATTGGTACTTATTATCCAGCTCCATTTTTAATGAATGTAGGCTTATATCAACCTACAACTGGAACTAGAGTACATGGTATTAAGTTTAGATCATATTTAACTAGTTATGTTGATCCTACTCAATTTTTACTTTATCAATATATGGATTCTTAATTATGTCAAAGATAAAAATTAGCGAAGTTACTGCTTTAACAACGAATGGAGATTTAGCATTAACACCAAATGGAACTGGTACTGTAAAAGTAAAAAATGAAGATACTCATGCAGCTTTACAACTTAATTCAAGCGGAAATAGTAGCAAAGTAAAAATTAAATCTCCACCTAGTAGTGCTAATCAAAATTATACATTGGTTTTACCTGATAACAATATTGAAGCAAACAAATATCTTAGTGTTAAAAGTGTTACAGGAAGTGGATCAACAGCGGTAGGACAATTAGAGTATGCAACTGTAACAGTACCTTCATTAAATTTAGATGCAGGTAATATAGATACTACATCTGGAACTGTACCTTCAGCACAACTACCTTCACCTCTTCCTGCAACCACAGGATTAGGTTATCAATTTGTTAGTAAATCAACATCAGTTGTTGACCCTAATACAGGTGTGCCTCCATCTTCCATGTCTTTCACAGGTTTGGAAGATGATGCAACATATAGATTTAAGACTAATAAGTTTTACTTTCATAATTTTAACAACGATTTTTTAAACATTAGATTTTTAGACTCTAATGGTAGTGAAATTCAAGCGGGTTATGATTATAACAATTTTTACTCTTATAGAACTAGTGTAAGTTATTATCATACCTCAAGTGGTTCAAGTCGTCATAGAATACATTTTTACGGTCAAAATCAATACTACACTATACAGTTTATAGCTCAATTAAATACAAAAGATGGTTGTGATTATCTAACTCTAGATGCTGCCCAACCCTATACAGGATATGGGGTTAGAAGTTACAACATTGTTAATTTACAAAAAAATTACCAACAACGAATACATGGTATTAAATTTTATACTGAGTATGGTACTCAGTTTGAGCCAGGAGCTGAAATTGCAATGTATAAATATCAGGAGGCATAATGTCAAAAATAAAAGTTGATGCAATAGAAACAACTAGCTCAAATGTAAAATTTTCTCCTAAAGGTACAGGACTTATAAAAGTTCAAGGTACTGGAAGTGCAGATGGTACTTTAGAAATAGCTGAAAATAATGCTAACTCAATAAAAATAAAAGCATCACCTAATAGTGCTGGTCAAGATCATACTATAATATTACCAGATAATAATGCTTTAGTAGATGGACATTTACATGTTAAAAGTATTACAGGTAGTGGGTCAACAGCAACAGGACAACTTGAATTTAAACAGTTTAATACATTAGACACGTCTAACATTGATGCTAGTCTTTTTACAACAGGAACAATTCCTAATGCTAACTTACCAACACCAGCAGCAACTTCTGGTGCAGCTTTAAAACTTGTAAGTACACAAGAACTAACAGGGTCACAACAAGCTAACTATATTGAGTTTTCTAGTCTTACAGCTGGTACTAATTATTTGTTTGTTGCTAAAAAATTAAAACTAGGAACGTCTGGTTATTACCCTTATATTCAGATGTATGATTCATCTGGTACTGCATTTCGTTATGACTATCATGAAGAGTGGGGGTACAGCAGTGCTTATAGTTATGCCACTAGTAGATCCTATCAATCAACCTTAGCTTTAAGCGATCAGTCTAGAAACGGTTATTGGTCAACGAGTAGTAGTACAATGCATGCTGTTGTTATGTTGGAGTTAAATACTGAAGCTATGCACAATTATTTCTTTCTGAAAAAAGCTATGACAAGGGCAAACAGTTCTACTCTAAGTCGTACAGCTGGTAGTGTACATAACAACGTGCAAAATGCTATTGACAAAGTTAGATTTTTTTCGAGCACTAGTACTAGTACATATTGGGAAGCGCCTACAAAAATTTTAATGTATGAGTACATAAAATAAACAATTAACATAATAAGCAAATGAACAAAATGGTAAATGGGGTATTACTTCCCATGACAGAGGCAGACATTGCCGAATTTAATGCAAACAAACCTACAGATGCAGAAATTCTTGCTGATAAATGGGAAATTGTAAGAGAACAAAGAAACGCAAGACTATCTGAAACAGACTGGAGAGCAAGTACTGATCGTACATTATCAGATGAATGGAGAGATTATCGTCAAGCATTAAGAGATGTACCTACTCAGTCAGATCCAGATAACATTACTTGGCCTACAGAACCTAGCTAATGCCTATAAAAGCACCAATTGAAATACCAGTTATAGAAATTCCACCTATTGAAGAAATAGAAACAATATCTATACCTCTTCCCACAGCTGAAGTACCTTTCTATACTCCGTTGGTTATACCTCCTAGTGATTTACGAGCAACGGAGCAAATAGAAATACAGACAGATACATCTATTGATAACTATGAAATAGATGCTGAAGCAACTGAAGGTACTTCTACTAAACCAAGCACCCAACCTGGAATGAGAACAGTTAATTTGTTTTC